TTAAAACAGAAACAATACCTGCTCCTACTTATGCAGATGCAAGTGTTCAAAAAGCAGGTGCAAACGAACGCAGAAGAATGGCAGGACTTTCTTCTCAAGATATTAAAACTTCTTATCAGGGGTTATCTGATGAACCTGATGTTAAGAAAAAACAACTTTTAGGACAATAAAAAATGGTTGAAACTTCTTACAATATAACACTTTTAGAAAGTATCAGGGCTGAACTTGATAAAGAATTTGAAAGAGTAAAACCCGATTTAATCGAGCTTTCAGACTATTTCATGCCTCGTCAGCCAAGATTTTTAACAAAAGAAAAAGCAAAAGTGCGTAAATCTTTTAAGGAAATTAAAGATGCTGTTGTTTTAACTTGTGTTAGAAACTTTGGAGCAGGTATGGTTACGTCTTGTACTAACCCTGCTACTAACTGGCTTTATTCTAAAATCAAAAATTATGATTTATCTGCTGATGATGAAGTGCGTGAATGGTGCGATATTGTAACGGAAGCAGAAAATACAGTTTTATCCGTTTCTAATTTTTACGAAAATATACCGCTTGTTTACCAACAAGCAGGAGTGTTTGGCTTTGCTAACCTTTACATTGAGTATGACAGTGAAAATTATGTAAATACTCGTGTTATTCCTGTCGGTGCATACAGATATTCTAAAAATTTTAAAAGTGAAGTTGATACTGTTATCAGAACTTACAGCGAAACTGCAAGAAATATTGTTAAACAATTCGGCATTGATAATGTTTCCGAACAAATTAAAAACGACATTAAAAACAAACATTACAATAATGTTTATGAAATTATACACTATGTAGGACCTAACGAAGATTTTATGCCTGATGCAATTTGGGCTAAAAATAAAAAATATGTTTCAATATACTATCTTTCAACTGCTAAAGATAAAGAGTTCTTGAGTGTTTCAGGTTATGATTATATGCCTTATGTAATATTTGAGTGTGAATGTAATGATACGGATGTTTATCCGTCTGTATGTCCGGGTATAAATTCACTTCCTGATGTGAAACAGTTAATGAAAATGGTTGTTGACCTTGCAAAAGGTCTTAAAAAAATGGTTAGTCCTACTACACAAGGTTCAACTAACCTTAAAAAAGGGGCTGATATTGATAAACCTAACGTATATGTGCAAACTGACGATAAAACAGGAACAGGAATTAAAACAATTTATGATGTTAATCCGCAAATACTTAACGCTTATCAAGTCGTAAATCAATTAAAAGAAAGTATTAAAGAAAGTTGGCTTAATGACATTTTTACAATAATTATGCAAACTGCAGGAAGCCAAAGAACAGCTTATGAAGTATCTGAATTAAAAGAAGAAAAACTTTCACTTCTTGCACCTACACTTAATCAGTTCCAAAGAGGACTTAAGCAAGTTCACGATATTATATTCAATATTTTACAAAATTATGAACTTATACCTCAAGCACCTGAACAAGTTTTAGGTGCAGAGGTTGTACCTGAATTTGAAACATCATTAACACTTGCAAGAAAAGCCGTTAAAGTTGGTTCTATTGAAAGGACTTCAACATTTATTGCGAACATTGCAAACGCTTTTGGTCCTATTGCAATGAAAAAATTTGACCCACTTTCTGCAATTGATGAGTATGTTCAACTTTCAAACACTTCCGCAAAATTTATTCGTGATAATGACGAAGCAATTAAAATGTATCAGCTGGAAGTTGAGCAAGCACAGCAACAACAACAGCAACAGCAATTGATGAACGCTCTTGAGCAAGGTTCTAAAATTTATCAAAATATGGGTGGAGTTGATGCGTTTGGCGGTGAACTTGCCGACAGATTAGGACAATAAAATGTTTTCTGATGATGATATTGAAAGTTTTATACGTGCAATTTCTTCAACGGAAGAAGGCAAAAAGTTTTTAATATACATTTTTCAAACCGCAAATATTGATGATTTTTCAATATCGTGTGATATACAAAAAGATTATTATTTCTTCGGTAGGCAGTCTTTTGCTAATGATATCAGAAATTTGATTAAACAATATAATTTCGATGCGTATTTAGACATCGAAAAGGAAATACACAAAAAACAATAGGAGTAAAAATGGAAGAAGAAAACCAAACACAAGGCGGTCTTGTTGATGATGTACAAGACACGCCCGCTGATGATGTCGCAAGTGATGAACATCAAGCAGAAAACACAAAAGAAGAAAATCCTGCAGAAAACGCAGAACAAAAACCCGATGAACTTAATGAATTGGTCGGAGCACCTGAAAATTACACAAATGACAATATTAAATTATCTGAAAATATGTCGCTTGATGAAACAATGTTAGGTGAATTTACTGATTTTGCAAAAAAAGTAAATATGTCGCAAAAAGCTTATGACCAGTCCGTTACTTATGGAGTTAAACTCGTTGAACAGGCTCAAAAACATTTTATTGAGGCTATGCAAAAACAACAAGAACAACAAGTTTTGTCATATCAAAAAGCTGCTTTTGCAGATAAAGAAATTGGCGGTGAAAATTACAATGCAAGTCTTACAACCGCAAAACTTGCTTATCGTCAATTTGTTTCGCCTGAACTGGATGCAGTTCTCAAACAAACAGGACTTGAATATCACAAAGATTTAATCAAGATGTTTAAAGCAGTCGGCGAAACAATGCAAAATGATACGCTTAAAGGCGGTAAAAATCCGCAAGGTAACACAGGAAACAAAGCAGAAGAAATTGCAGACAGAATGTTTCAATCTATGAAATAGAAATTAGTACAAGGAAAAGAAAGGAAAAACAAAAATGCCAACAGAAACACTAGGTAAAAAGTACCCAACATTAGTAGATGTTATGAAAACATCAGGAGCAGACGGTGAAAATGCAGCAGATATTATTGAATTGCTTGCAGAAACTAACGATATTATTAAGGATGCAAATTATTTAGAATGCAACGACGGTAGTAAGCACGTTCGTTCTATTAGAACTGGTTATCCGGAAGCTACTTGGACAGATATTTATGAGGGTGTACAACCTTCTGCCGGTTCTACTGCAGAAATAACTGATACAACCGGTTATCTTGAAAGCTTGGGAGATATTCCTGAACGACTTGTTGCTAAGCACAAAAAACCAAAGTTATTCAGATTATCTGAAAACCGTGCTCACATGGAAGAAATGAATATTGCTATGCAAAAGGCAGTATTTTACGGCAAAACAAAAGATTCTAAAGCTCCATTCAATGGACTTGCTGTAAGATACGGTAAACTTTCACAAAATGAAAAAAATATTGGCTACAACATTCTTGATGCAGGCGGAACAGAAGGTAAATTAACATCAATTTATCTTGTTTGTTGGGCTGACCATGCAGCAAGTCTTTTATTTCCTGAGGATGAAGATGAAAATACGGTTGTTGCCGGTTTAACTCACAAAGACGAGGGTCTACACTGGATTAAAAAATCAGACGGTAAAGAATTAAAAGTTTATCGTGACCACTATGGTTGGGAAATCGGTTTAACATTAGGAGATTGGAGAGCTTGCGGACGTATTGCTAATATCCCTGTTGCAGCTCTTGATACAGAAAATGCACCTGATTTGGAAAAATTAATGAGAAAACTTTACAACCGTTGTAAAAAACACTTTGCAGGCGGTCAAGTGGTGTTCTATGTTCCTGAAGAAATTGAAGATGCTCTTGAAGGTCAATTGAAAGATAAAAACAACGTAGTATTTAAGATGAAAGAATATCTTGAAGAAGAAGTTTTATTCTACAAAAAAGCCGCTATCAGAGGTATCGACCAAATTTCAACATCTGAAACAAGGGTTGTTTAATCAGTGAATAGTGAGTGGTGAGTGGTGAATAGTGAGTAGTGAATAGAAGTTGTCCACTCACAACTCACAACTCACGACTCAAAACTCACACAAGACACAACTCACAAAAAAACACAACTCACAAATAAAGTTAATACATAAAAAAGAAAGGGAAATAAATTATGCAATTTGATAAAAATGCTATGTTTGCTGATGAGCAAGCAATTACAGGTACTACCGTCTCAGAAAATATTATTACAACAGCAGGTGATATTGCAGGCGGTACTCCTGTCAACTTCGCAACTGTTGTAACGGAAGCATTCAACAATTTAACAAAATTGAATATCGCTATCGAAACTTGTGCAAATGATACTTTTGCTTCTGATACATCTAAAACAATTTATAGTGAAGATTTTACACTGGATGATTTAGTTAAAAACGCAGTTATCGGTACTCGTTTCTTCCCTAAAGGTGCAAAGAACTTCTGCCGTGCTAAATATACCGTAACAGGTACAGCTCCAACAACAGGTAGAATTAAACAAGGGGTTGTTGATGCAATACCCGACAGTTACGAACATCAATAACAGTGAACAGTGAACGGTGGACAGACTTTTGTCTGTTTACCGTTTGCTTATAATACAAAGGTATAAAAATGACAACTCAACGTGAAATTTATAATATGGCACTTGCTAATTTGGGGGTATCAAAAAAAATACTTGATACATCCGCACCCGATAAAAACAGA